AACGGGACTACCCCTAATCGTGAAAACTATGGCACATGGCTTAAGCGACAACCTAGAGAAACTAAGATTAGACATTTCCAAGGCGATCTGCAGAAAGTAGATCTCTTTGACAATGGGCAGTTGCCTGTGGAAAGCTTTACTACAGCAAGTGGTAAACCACTCTCACTCACAGCATTGAGACGGTTAGATAACAAAAACACTAACACAACGCCTGTTCGTCAAAAAGTTCTAAGCTCAAAAGTAGTAAGTAACATCTCAGTTAACGCGGCAAGGCCTAATAGCCTCATTAAGAGTCCCTCGTTAGAAAAAGAGCTTGCCCTGTTCTATAGAGCAGAATCAAGCAACTCTAATTCACTGCTATCCCTAACTGACTACAGAGGTACTTCTATCCCCGGTAAGAAGGGTACAAGAAGAAGAGCCAATAATCAATATGATGAAAGAAACCAAAGTGTAGATCCAATGACAGGTGAGACTAAGTCTACCCTCGTTTATGACCCTGACTTTAAAGTTCTTCAAGAACGAATTGATTACATGAACCAGTCTAAGCTTTTAACTCTAGAACAAAAGCAATTTATTGAAAGGTTTGCAACTAAGCTTGAAACTGATGGCGTATCTGTAAACCAACAATCTGCAATAATCGAAAACCTTCGTGTAGTGTTTGAACGCTTCGCCAAGGATAAACAGCCATGGGAAAACTTTGCTGGCGTATTACGTGCAGAATTAAAGAACTCTGTAGTCAACACCTCTCGTATTCTAGACAGGCGTTCTCGATCAAGGTCTCAAATGTTTAAGTTTGGATCTAGTGGAGATGCCCAAGTACAGATTATGGGTGAATGGACTACTGCAAAAGAATTAGCGGATAGAACCCTATCTAATCAGAGATTGGTTAGCAACTGGGCGGCAGAAGAAGGATTAGGATTAGCAAGGCAGACTTATTTCCAAGGCAGATCTCCTATACGCACCTACTTCCCTAAACTACCGAACATTCTACCTAAGATTCCTAATGCAAGACAACACATTTTAAAGAAGATCGAAGAATTGCCCTTTGGTAAAGCTTTCGTTCGTAAATGGGAAGGCAAACCTTCTGACAGTGCTATCACTAAGTTCTTACGTGCTGGCAAGGAAAGAAAGCGTAGGTTCCTAGATCTTGAGTGGGTATACACTAAGAAAAGATCTGATTACATACAAGAAACTGCTACCCCTGAATTTGCGAAGAAGCGTGTCAAACTCATGTCTGAAATTATGAGTGACGTTGCTACAGGCAATTCTACCGATTATGACTCTCTATCAATCCAGATAGGCAAAAGAATATTCGAAACAGAAATGAACGATGTCGAAGTGTTCTTTAGAAAACCTTCTATTGCGGAATACCACAAGATAGGATCTAACATTTTACAAGGTTTAAAAGACCAAGGTAAGATTAAGGTCGGTCTTAGAGGTGTCTCACGTAGAGGTGTAGTTGATTTGGATAGTGGACGTAGTGCTGTTGGTTCTTACAAAGACACTATATCTAGAGAGGTACAAATAATAGACCCTTCAATGCTTAAGCTACAACGAGCAAACCGGGAGATGATATTATCTAGGCGATTCGGAATCGTTAATGAGAGAGACCGTCTTTATGTCCGTGCAGGAGAGAAGAAATTTTTTGACTCACGAGGCAACAAGACGAGCATTAGTGTTGTAACCCGAAAAGCTTCAGGTAACTATGATCAAGATTTAGTTGATAAAGACTTTGCAAACATGCTAAACCATGTAATGGAAAGCGAGTGGGAAATTGATAAAGACTTTTCGTCTTTCTTTGATGACCTTGCTCACTTCCGTGACCCACGAGGGCAAGTAGCTAAATACGATGAGCTTAACAGCTTCCGTAAGGTACTACTCCAACGTGGTGAAATGGGTGCAGGTTTGATACAGTCCGTTCGATGGCATCTAGCCAATGATAAACCATGGAGAAACTGGGCGCAGATTGATGGGCGTGGTCGAGTTTACACTCAAGGATACTTACATCCTGCTGGTGGTGAATTCGTTAGACCATTCCTGAACACTTCTGTCTCTGTTGCTATGGATGATGTTATACTAGATGAACTAAGATTACAATTAGGTACTCTTGTTGGTGAAGCATTTAGTGTTTTAACTAACAGAGGTCGCATGGAGTCCTTTAGGAAGAATGAAAAGAACTTCTTAGAGCTTGGCGAAATGATGATGTCTACTACTCAGCGAGACCGCAGATTGAGAGAGTTCTTAGAACACCCTCTAGTGGTTGCTACTGAAGCAGAAGAGATACCTAAACTAGCACGTTTTGCTCTTGAGTACGCTCGTATTCATAAGCACATGGACGGTGACTTTACTAATAAAGCAAAGTTAGCGACATACAAAACAAAGCTAGGAAATGAAAACGATGCATCCGCATCTGGTGCGCAGTTGATTGCCTTAACGACAAGAGACAGAGCATTAGCGGAAGCCTCAAACGTAGTAGCTACAAGCCGAAAGAATCGCCTGTACGATCTGGTTGCAGAACGCACAATGTCAGACCCCCGATTTAGGAAAATTAATCCTATCGGAAACGACATTAGTTTTGGTGACCTTGCAAAAGGAGCCAAAGGTCAATCGATGGTTGCATTCTATGGTGCTGGACAAGCTACGCAGGCAGGTGCTATTGAAGGTAAATTAGCAAAAGCACTCGCTAAGAAAGGATATACAGTTGTATCCGCTTCTGAACTACGAACGTTTAACAAGCAGTTAGACCTTCAGGTTGCGAAAGCAGATGCAGACGGATTAACTTCCGTTTCGCTCTCACTTAAAGAATTAAAAGGTGAGATCAACTACGCTATTAATAACAACGCTCCAATCGGGAACAGACTCATTGCTATGGCACAGGACATGCATCCCGACTCAGAGTTGTTCGTTAGAAAGTTGACCAACGTCAAAGGTGGACTGATAGGGCCTCAACAGTTTAAAGAAACTGCTGAAATCATGTCAGGTCATTTGAAAGATATTGCTCCAGTAACGGAGAAGTTCGTATCTTTCTGGAAAGAGGTTGCGACTACTTACATCACGGAATCGGGGGAAGTTGATATTCCTTGGGTCACGATGGATGGTAAGTTGTTATTTCAACGATATAGGCCAGTCGTTCAAGAACGGATAGAATTTAAAGATCCGGTAACTGGGCGTAAGGTTTCAAACATATACGAGGACACAGTAACAGACAGTAAGTTTGTTGGTCATCAGTCGATAATTGGCGCTCGTAGCGGTTTGGGAGTAAATGGTAATCATATGAATGATGCCAGTATAGTTAGAAGATTTCACCTATGGGGCAAGAAGAATCGTATTCAGACTGCTACCATTCACGATGGCTTCTTCACTAACTTAGGTCACTCTGTCAAAGCTAAATTTGCCCTTCGGGACATTTATGGCAATGCGATAGAAGGCGACTCACTCTTAAACACTCTCAAGGAAATGAGGAAACGTGGACTCACAGATGAGTCTTACAAGCGGCTAGTTCAGAAAGCAATTGATGACGGTCTCTTAAACCCGCAAGACGGTATTACCCGTAAAGACATCCTCGCTGAAATTCCAGAAGGATGGGATTGGTATGGTATTGGACCATGATATCCACTTAAACTAACTCTACGTGATAGGGACGTTCCCGACTCACAATATAATAAACTTACAGGTCTGTGACCTAGGAGCAATAAAATGTCAAACGAAAATGAAATTAATACTGAAGAAAATGTAGAAGTACAAGCCCCAGCAATGGATTCAGCTGAACTAGCCAAGATTGTTCAGGCTCAAGTAGATGAGCAACTAGCTGGAATCAAGGAAAAGCTGAACAGCGCCTATAGTCAAAGAGACGAAGCAGTATCTAAAGCAGTAGCTTTCGAGGAAGAAAAGAAAGCCGCTACTATTGGACGTCTTGAAGAAGAAGGTAAGCACAAAGAAGCCTCAGATTTAAAGATGGCTGAAATGAGTGCGAAGCTGGAAGCTCGCGACAAGCAGATCACACAACTAACCCGTGATAGTGCAGTCCGTGATGCATTAAAAGGCTTGGATTTCCGAAACGATACTGCGGCTGACTTTGCATATCGTGACGTAGTGGACCAACTGACTCAGAATGCTGAAGGACAGTGGGTACACCGTACAGGATCTTCAATAAAAGACTTCATTGATAGCTTCCGAAAGGACGATGACAAAGAGTTTTTATTTAAACCAAAGCAATCCTCTGGAACTGGACAGCAGGCTACGTCCGTTGCAACTGGAGGTTTTGACTCTAACAAATCTATCACAGATATGACCACCGATGAGATCATGGCGGCAGCCGCCGCTGGACACTTCGATGATCAATATGGGCGATCGATTTAACTTAACTTTTTAACACAACTAACTTAACTTTTAAAGGAAATTCACAATGGCTATTTCTTCAAGTGCATTCGGCACACTGAACAAAGCAATCTCTGCATACAGCGATGAGATGTACACTCGTGCAAAGAAAATCGTTTCTACTCAATTAGTAGGAATGGATGCTAACATCAACGCAAACGGCGAAGACTTCATCGGTCAGGTTCGCTTCTACAAGCCTCTCGGTAACTACGCTGTAGGCGGTTCTAACGCTTCTGCTGACGTAGCTGGATCTGGCTCTGCAGTTGTTAACGTTGCTTCTCAAGACGAGAACTACGGTGGAACTACTAACATCAGCACTGAAGTACAGACTTACATCAAGACTGTCCGAACTCACGGTGCTAACGAGTACTTGGTACAGAGCGTAATCTCTGGACAAGACGGAATGGCTAAGATCGCTCGTGACTTCGCTGAGACTCGTGCTGAAGACGAAGATCAGGCTCTACGTAGCTGTCTTGCTGGTGTAATGAACACTGAGCTTAAGACTGCTAACGATCTGTCTGGTACTAAGTACAGCGATTTGTTTGCTGGTAACGCTGTAGACGCAGACGGAAGCAAGTCTTTCGGTTACGTTGCCGCTTCTAGCGACACTATCGGTACTGGTTCTTCTTTAGAGAAGCTTGTTGACTTGAGCGCTTCTGCTCCTGGCCAACGTGTTGAGCACATCATCCGCGCTATGGGTGCATGGAGCGACTACACTCCAGATTTCGTATACTTGGTTGTTTCTCCTGAAGTTTATCTTGACATCAAAGTCGCCAACTTGGTAGACGATGAGCGAGTAACTGACGGAAACATCAGCTTCGAAACTCTTCTTGGTGGCGTTATTCGAGTAATCGTTTCACGTAACTTCGGTCAAGGTCTTGGTTCAGTAACTCACAGCGCTTTGTCTGGAACTACTGCTATCACTACTGCTAAAGTATCTTACATGATGCTTCCCGGTTCTTTGTTCATGCACAACGTTTCTGTACCTAACCCAGTTGCTATCGATCGCAACGAAGGTGTTGGTAGCGGTTCTGGCCGTACTACTGCTTGGTACCGTTGGGGCTACGTCATGCACGCCCGTGGTTACAGCTTCACTGGTACTCAGACTGCTTTCGCTACTAACGCGGCATACGCTGGTTCTGTTGCGACTCCTGCTTGGGATCGTAAGTCAGACCTTCTTAACCTCGGCATCCTGCCAATCTTCCACGCCTAATCTAACTTAAAGGAGTAACTTCTATGGCACTTACAAAAGGTGTTAATTCATATGTTACAGCAAGTGAAGCAGATAGTTACTTCGAAGATAGAATGGACGCGGCGGCTTGGGCGATAATGGGCGACGAAATGAAAGAACAGGCTTTAGTTACAGCAACTCGGATGTTAGATCAGAAGAGTTGGCACGGTTCTGCAGTTGATGCAGACCAAGCTTTAGCCTTTCCACGTCAGGGATCCTACAGGGATTCCTCGCGTGGTGTTTCAGCCTCCTTTACATCAACGTACACATTTGTGTCCACTGATGAAACGGATACCAACCTGAAACGAGACATCCGTCAATTGCGGTCGGCGTGCTACGAACTAGCATACCACTTAGCAAATAACGATGGATTGTTGGATTCTAGTGGTTCGATCAAGGATATCAAGGTAGGTCCAATTGAGTTGAAAGACGTCAAAGAGACCTCCAAGAATCCAGCGGCAGTAAGCCAGCTGATCAAACCAATGATTCAAGGTTCAGGAAGGAACTGGGAGGGGTATTAATTATGTCTCTACGTAAAAAAATAGAACAAGCAGTAGATAAAGCATTTAACGCAGTCGGCGACATAGCAGAGCAAATCACGCTACAAGCATCGACTAAGGGTTCTTACGACTTTGCAACTGGAACGGCATCAGCCACTATTACATCCACGACTATAGATGCTATAGTTATGAGTGTAGAGCAGAAGCCAGACGCAGAAGAAATACTAGCTCCTCGGAAAGAGGTCTATGTAAAAGAGAAGGAACTCTCTAACCCTGCTTTATATGATACTATCGTTATAAACGAAGTCAATCATACCATAATTAACTTTACCCATTCACCGGGTTTGATAACACTACTAGTGACGGAGGGATAACATGGCTAAATTTACTGACATCTTAACTGATGTTGAAAGTCAATTCGCGACTGCTTTGTGGAACAATACAGGCATTAGTGCATACCCAACTAACTATATGGTTCCGGCTACTAAATCTGAATTTGTTAAAATAGAAGTACTGCCTTTGGGCGGTAATAGCGATTATAGCAGATTCGGCATTACAGGTCAAATCATAATTCAAGTCTACATTAAAGCAAACCAAGGCTCTAAGCGTCTCATGGAAATTGCAGATGTACTAGATACACTTCTACAGAATAAACACCTAGGCACAGGTACTCAGACTCAAGAGAGTTCGCTATCTGTCTTGGGAATCGATCGAGATAACCCTGAGTTGTACCGAGGCGATTATACTGTAGACTTCAACTACTTTAACTAAATAACTTAACTATTGAGGTTAACAACAATGGCACATATCACTTCTATTGGTGCGTCTAAGTTCACTACTCTGGACTACGTGGCTAACACCGCAAACAACGCTAACAGCACTTCTGCTGACCTGCACGCTCTTTTTGCTGCAAACAGCACTGCTATCTTAGCAACCGAAACTGCTACTGACGAAACTGTCGTATCAGGCGTAAAGCACGTCGGTAACATCCGTGAGTTCCCAAGCTTGGGTACTCCAGCTAACATCGTAAACGTTCCTGTTTATGGTCAAGCTTCAAGCTCACAGGTTTCTGGTCAGTCTGATGCTCCTTCTTTGGAATTCACTCTGAACTACGTTCCTGCTGATCACGCTGAACTAGACGTACTGCGTAAGAGCGCCGCTCGTCTGTGCTTCCGTGTACGTATCGCTGACGCGAACATCAGCACTGATGCTTCTGGTATCTTGCTTGCTGACAACGCTGACAAATTTGCTGATTTCTACTTCTTCGGCACTGTAGCATCTTTCGAGATCGCTCCTTCTTTGTCTGACAGCCTACAGGCTACTATTGCTGTAACTATCGAAGGCGACTTTAACGGTCCTTTCGCTTTGGTTGCTGACTCTAGCACTTCTACTTACGCGCTTCCTGCTTAATTAGAAATAGTAAATTAGAAACGGTGGTTCTTCGGAGCCACCTGCTCTTTTTAATAACATAATTCGGAGACTATAATGGATAGTAAGAAACCGCCTTTTGATAAAGGTTTTGTTTTACAGACCACTTTACGCAATATGAAGAAAGACATTGATTTCTCTTCTCGTAAAACGTTTGATCGTTTTAAAGACTTTTCAGATACTACAAGTGAAACAGACGTTGAAAAGCGCACAGAGATATTTGAGACCCTCGATGTATTAAACAAGATGCACAAACTACTTGATGATTTTCAAGATAACAACAAACACTTATTCGATAATAAAAAGGATTAATAAAATGAAACAGCACCTAGGTAAAATTCAAACTAAAACCGTTCCATTCATGGATGGAGACGTAGAAATTAAAACTCTTACAGTTGGACAAGCTAAGCTAATTGAAGCCGAAACAAAGGCTATGCAAGCGCTTCCTACTGAAGATCAAGATCAACTTGCACTATTGCGATCAGTAATTCGTATTGCTGTTGTAGATGCAGAAGAACTAACTGACGAAGAGATGGATTCTTTTCCAGTAGCAGAGTTGACTAAACTTTCTGAAGCCATT